GCCATTAAATACGTTTTGAACATTCGCACATCCATATCTATAAAGGATTGTGCAGGAATTCCCGTCTCTAGGCTCATTCGTGCAATGAGGTAGTGAAGGGAATCCCTAGTTAGTCCAAAGGGTCATCATCAAGAACTTCCACACGCACAAGCGTATCTAAGAAATCTGCACCGAAAGGTTTAACAGTTTCTCCCGATCTACGGATGCACTCCCAGGCTAACCAATAAACGTCAGTCTGCTTCTCATCCTCACGGAAGGCTTTGTGTAAACCTTTTTTTGCATAGACTTCAAAAGCAAACTCTATTGCTGGTGTGATTACATGAGTGGTATCGCTACCATCCACTCTTACTATTCTTAACTTTGCCATTTTAGCCCTTTTCTTTTAGTTGTTTAGAATGTGCCTGTTGTTGCTACTACTGTCTTGCTGTTGCATGTGAAGGTGATGTCGAATGTCGCTTCATCTGCTACTGCGCCGTTGATGTCTGTTAGGTTATCAACAAGGATTGTGCCTGTGTAAAGTGGGTTTGTTGTTGAAACCGCAGCACCAGTATCTTGCAATGCGCTAAAAGCAACAGTTGTGCCAAATGCAGCTTGTAGTGTGGCTCTTGTTGAACCAGCACCAGATGCTAGATCATCATTCAAGAAGGTTACTGTGATGGTGTCAGCTGAAAGTCCGGTTACGAACTTGTGTGCTGTGTCTCCCATAGCAGTTACTTCTAGTTGGTCTGCTTGGCGGTTTAGTGTGAAGGCTTGAACTCTTGTAGATAAATCTACGGTTGCAACCTTAAAACCAACCTTATTGTTAAGAAAAATTCCCATTGTTTATTCCTCGTCTTTCTTGGCTGCTGCCTTAGGGGCTGATGGTTGAATTTGACCGATCTTTATCAGAAAAGCCAAATCTTCAGGTGTTAGATCGGACATATTAACTCCAACTCGTTAAGATACTCAGACGAATTTCCGCCGTGAGAAGGTCTCCAGCTGTTGTATCAACTGACACACCAGACACAGAGCCAATACTATATTTTAGCGTGCTTGCCGCTAGTTTAGTGAATACGCCAACAATAAACTCTTCAATGTCCATTAGTGAACCTTGATTGTCTAATAATGGCAAGTAAAGTTTAATTCTAAAGTTAGCGAGTGGGCTGACTTCTATCCGGCCATTATTGCTTGGCACAAGATAAGGATCATCAGGTTCTACAACCACGCTGTTGGCCAGCGGTGAGGCAGGTGGAAAGGAAAATACCTGCCATACCGCCGGATTACTTAAAGCCGTTGCAATGGTAGAACGGAGAGTTGTGACGGCAACTGTCATCCGACTAGCCCATTAGGGTTTAAGTAATTCGCAATCAAACCACGAACTCTAGCAAGTAGTGTGTTGCCCATACGGTAAGGTGAAGGTGTAAAACCATCTGGTGATACGCCACCAGCATTTGAAAGTTGTCTTGATTGCCAGATGTCCACGGCAATTAGGGTTGTTGCTTCTCTAACTTCTGGAACTGTTGCGTAGTCCACGTTAGTAGCTGCTGCAACTGTGGCAGTAGGTCTAATTGGGTTCTTTACTTGATCTGCGCCTGTTGCTGCGTAACTGATTGAATAGTTATATGCCGTCAAAGAATAGTTTTGATAGTTCAGGGCTGATACCTGAAGTGCGCCATTAATCTCGGTAATTGTCTTAGTTCCAGAGAATGGTGAGCCAGCATTGGTGATAACTACGCTTTGCCCTACATACATTCCGTGTGGTTCTTGGAAGTAAAGTGTTGCCACGTTGGAGTTTAGGCTTCTAGCGGCTGCATAATAATTGTTATACCAAAGTTGCCCTTTGATAATGTTCTCAGCTGCTTGACAAACTTCCTCAACAACTGAATCTGAATAGAGAGTGCCAATACCAAGAACTGTGCGTAATTCGGCTTGTGTGCAAAATGTGGCTGCCATATTTTCCTCTCTAATTAAAATTGTGAGGGCTAAGGGCTACAAAGCCCTCACAACACTATTGCTAAGTGTGGGTTATGCAACCATCCACTTGTATGCGCCTGTTGCAACCTTAGTTGCAATTGCGCCGTAGCCGTAGTAGGCCACTGAGATTTGACCAGAAGCGATTACGTTTGCTTCTAGTTTGAATGTTGGTGATTCATACCATGTGTATGAGTCTGGGTTAACAACAACGATTGTTCCATCTCCTGTGCCTGAAAGGTTACGATCTACGTAAAGGTTTAGGCCGTTAATGTTACCGCGTAGTGAAGTAGGTGAAGCGTTACCACCAGCGTTAACAGGGTTAACAGCTGTGTAAATAGCGCGGTTTGTTGAATCAACAAGACCCATGATTGCGCCCCATTGATCAGCAGATACGATGATGTTTTGTGCAAAACCAAGTGTGTTTGCATAAACTGATACTGCTGCATCAGCTACGAAGTCAAGAAGGTTTGCTGCTGACATTGTGCGGTTTCCGCCGTCTGTCGCTGCTGCCGCAACTACTGTTGCAACGCGTGCATCTGTTGCCTTTGCGTATGCGTATTCCATGTTCTTAACCAATTCAGCGTAGAACGCTGGGCTTGAGCGATCAAGGATTTCAACAGAAAATGTTTGTTGTCCGGCAAACTTCTGAACTGCAACTGAAAGGTATGAATCTTCTAGATCAGTGTTTGATGGTGCATTTTCTTCAGTTGTAACTGCAACTGTTGGAACCTGTGAAATCTTAGGGATTTCAAAAGTCATACCGGCATCTGGAAGTGTGCCGCGTGAGATTGCGTCAATGAATGGGCGATCTGCGTTAGCAAGTGGGTTGATAACTTCTGTTAATTGACGTGTTGGAACAAGTCCAGCGTTATCTGTTGTGTTTGCTGCTGCGCGGATGTATTGACGAGCATCGTCATCTCCGAATTGTGCCTTGATTGTGTTCTCTAGGAATTTTTCCTTTGTGAATTCAAGACGTGGTGTTGTATACATTGCTGCTGTTACTGTTGGGCGTGAGGCTTCAACCGCAGGGGTTTCTACTACAGCCTCAGGTGCTACGGCATCTGGAGTATCCAAGATGGCCTCACTTTCTGATTGTGGGATTTCGGTTAGTGCTTCATCAACAGTTTCTGCTGCTGATGCTGCAACGCTAGTTACGGCAGCTGAGTCAAAGGCGGCCGCCTGTACTAAAGATGTCTCAAACAGTCTGGCTGATTGGACATACAACACGCCGTTACGTGGTTGTGATGCTAGAACTTCGACTCCAACACTAAGCCCTGAACGAAGGCCGTCTGATGCTTCGATTAGTGAGTCTGTTCCGCGGCTAGTGTTGGAGACTTTGAAAGATGCGTAAACGCCGTCTGCTGTTTCATTAAACGATACGGCTTTGCCAATTGGCTTCTTAGCATCGTGTTCTAAAAGTAATTTTGACTTGCCTGGTTCTGGCAGTTGTATTGAACCGTGTTCAAATACCACTTTGCCAATCGAGGTTTGCCCAATTTCGCCGTCATACGGCACGATTTTACCAGAGATTAATCTACGGCCTTGATCGCACTCAATATTACTACTGAACGTTAATTGCATCTGATGCACTTCCATTCGGGGATAGGTTTTCCATTGCCATTGCATCCTGAACTGTAATAAGTCCAAGTGCTAACATTTTTTCAATTACAGCCAAGCGTTCCATTGGGTTAGCACGCAAGAAGCCGGAATCTAAGTCAAAAGATATGTATTGCGTTGAAGGCGTAATATCATTCATAGATAGACGCGCTTCGATTGCTGAAATAAAAGGTTGTAAAGATAAAGACACAAATTGGCGGCGTTCGTCTTGCACGTTTGCATAAGTCATGCTGTTGTTCATATCAGCTGAAATGTAATACGCTGGCACGTTCATAATACGAGCAATTTCAGTAGCCATGTATTGCTTTGCTTCATTGAGCATCATGTCTTTAGGTGAGAATGATGAAGGTTGAAATTCTAGTGTGCTTGTGAGATAAGCAGTCGAGCGATTGTTGCGAGCATTGCGCCATGCAGCTAGTAATCCTTGAACTTCATTCTCGCCTAAATCAGCACCAGTATTCTTTAGAACACCAGAAGGCATAGGGGTTGCTGCTGCAACGCTTGCGGCTTTATCTAAATCAAGTGCAGCGGTCAAAACTCTAGCACCAACGTTTAGAAGCCCGTCAGTCATAGATTGGAAAGTTACAAGTGATCCGATACCGGACATTGGGCGAACTGTGCCATCTACTTGATAGCCTTCAATAAAAGTATTTGTCTTATTGTATTTAGGGATAACGCGAGAGTTAGCAACCCAGTTAAAGCGAGCAGGATAACCATTGTCTGCATAAACTTCAGTAATTTCCCAGTAAGCCACGCCAAAGAATATAAGTGAATCAACGGTGAAAGCCATTGTTACGGCATAAGGTTGATTATGTGATGGTTGATCCATCCACGGCAGTTTTGGCAAATCTTCATCGGTGCGCTTTAATTCTAAAGATAATTCCATAGAAGCAATTGTGTTGCAAATTAAATTACGGCAACGATTTACAGATGGAATTGACATTGCAGAAATTCTGTCAATAGATAATAGTTGGTAAGGGATTTGATATTGGTAGGTGTCGGCCATTACCGGTGGTGCATACTGCGCTTCAATTATTGCTGGCTTGCTAAAGCGAGAGAATAAACCCATACACCAACCTTACACTATTTTGCAAATTATCTCACATTGTGAGACATATATCAAACATATATTTGAGGTGTCGATTGTGGCTTCGTTAGGTAATGGACAATCATCGCTGAGCAGATTGCGCTAGTTACGTCTCCAGCAGATTTACGTCTTACGATTCTCCAACCAGCGTCATTAGTCTTTGCGCCAACCGAGAACCAAGACTCAGTTAGTTCCTTTTGGCCAGAGTGGGTTAAGCGAACATTGACAAACGCATCAAGTATCTCGCCGCAAGCCTGGTAGAAGGATTGGCCTGAGCAATCCTCTAACTTCTGTCCTGATTGTTGCAATCTTTGAGCGATAGAAGCTGTGGCGTATTTGTCATACATAATTACACGCGGTTTGAACTTTTGCGCCCATGCGTGGACATCTGCTGCCATCTTTAGATCGTCAATAGCCACGTCAGAAGTCCAAAGCTGCATAAGCCCTAGTTCTATCTTTCCTGTGGCCTGATTTAACTTGCCAGCCAATAATGCACCGGATCGCTTTGATGGAGATACGTCTATGGCAAACACGATATTGCCACCAGGAGTAATCTGGAGATTAGAGTCTGAAGTATCGGTAATCATCTGAGTTGTGAATGGGGATGTCATGCTATCTACCCATTGGCAAAGCATTTCAGTTCTTGTGTTGTTAATAGGGTTTGTTGCTACTGCTTCTTCCAGCGTCTCCTCATCAATGAGGAAAGAAAGAGAAGGATTAGCCATAGCCCAGGCATTGCGATCATCAACTTTGCAATGGGGCGGCGCAGAATACTCATACCAACCAAGTGTAGGCGAAGGATATGACAAAGCACGTTCCCGTAAGTCGTTTAGCACAACTGAGTAAGCATCTCCGGCATTTGAACAAACTAGAGTCTGCCCACCCGTTGCGCGAGTTGTTGGTCTAGCCGCTTTCCAGCCTTCCTCAGTTATTTCACGCAGCTCATCTATAAATAAGAAGTTGGCAGTAAGTCCACGAGAGCCATCGCGAGTAGCTGCAACAATCTGGTAACGGTTTCCTTTGAGAGTTGTGATTGACTCCTGGCCGTTGGCGTATCTAATCTGTTTAATCTGATCCTTTAAGAAATCGTTGTCAATAATTGCGTTTGCAACTTGCCTAAAGGTATCTAAGGCCATGTTCCGGTTAGATGACATACCAATCACCATCTTGCTATCCCATAAGAACAGATGAGCCAGGATAAGCATGCGAGCCAGGTGAGTCTTGCCATTTTGACGTGCAATTAACAATCCCATCGTCTTGCGCTTGAAATCACCCTTGCTATCAATTCGGAGCATGTCTTGCAGCACAAGATATTGCCAATCGAGCAAAGGCTGGCCAATTTTTACAGCTAGATCAGCAACTTCATCTACACGGGAATCACCCTTCAAAAAAGGTGTGTGAATACGTGGGATTTTGTGGCCTATGAGCGGCTTTTTTCTTGCCCCAGTTTTACGCGGTTTTGCTTTGGTAGTCATCAGTTAATGGCTGGTGTGGTTTCGGTTACGAAAGGGTTGTCTGGGATGACTGAGGCTGCTCTTGGAG